TTTCGCGCGCTCTACGAGCCGCGTTGGTGCCTCTGCGTCGACATCTGCAACACGCTCCGCCAGTCCGAATCCGATCAGGCTCTCCGCCTCTGCCTGTGGCAGGTCAACGATTGAGCCGGAAGGATATTCACCGCGTCGCTTGCAAAGTCGAACGAGCATTAGTTCTCCTTACTTGCGGTTCAGGGGAGCCGCCGAAGCGGCTCCCCATCCCCACTGACTAAACCTAGCTACTGACGGATCAGTTGCAGGCGTAGTACTTGACGGCATCAGCCTGTGCAAGGCCGGTCGCGCCGCGAACCTCAACCTTGTACGACACCAAGCCCAGGTTCCAAGCGTACTCGCGCGATACGGAGACACTGATGCCACCGACAAGCGCGGTCTTGATCTGACCAAGGTCACCGAACAGGATTGGCTTGGCATTGTCAGCAATGTCAGCAATCCCTGAAGCGGTGTAGACAGGCTTGCCAAGGAGGCGATCAACGCCACCCTGACCACCTGGCTGGAAGAGCGGAAGGCTGGACGAAGTGATCCCAAGGATGGTTCCAAGGGTCGCATCGGACATCAACCAACCAGCCTTCGCGGCGCCGCGATATTGCTGCTTGACCGCGAACTGGAGCTGGACTAGCTCGGAATATGTAGGCACGAAAGTCGCACCTGTCACACCTGAACCAGCAGCGGTTACGACGGCCGTACCAGCGGCAGCGCCGTGAGCGATTGCAACTTCCTGACCAGCAGCGTCCGCAATGAACGCAGCGATGTCAAAGGCTGCATCCTCGACAAGCTCTTCCGAGACCTGTACGAGAATCTTGTAGCCGGATGGCGTGAGCTGAAGCGTGCCCATCGTTGGGTCGCTCTCAACAATCGTTCCACCTTCGCCTGGTGCCGTTGCGGTTCCGAGAGCCGTGGCTCGTGGGAACTTGATCGCGTTGCCGGTGGCAACACGGATCACATCAACAACATCTGGGTTGATGAATGGGTTGATCTGACCAGCCACAACATTGACGCGTGGGAACACGGCAACTGGATCGCCCAGGTTGCTGCTCTTGGTCACATCGCGGTACTCGAACGAGTCCGTGCCGCCAGCAAGACCGATGGCGCGCAGGCGCTCCGAGTCCGTCTTAGCCTTAGGAGCCGTAGGAGCAACAACAGCGGCGAACTCGGCGCGAGCCTCGTCAGCAGCCTTGCGTGCTTCGGTAGCGTTCTTCTCGGACTTCATCGCCTCAGCCAGCGAGCCGGCCTCTGCGACGAGCTTCTCGAAGCGCGCCTTGTCTTCGCCCTCTAGGGCGATTCCCTTATCGGCGGCCTCAACGGCAATGCCGCGTGCCTCCGTCAGGAGGTTCGCTCGCTTGTCAGCGAGATTTGCGAAGTCGGACATAGTGTCCACTTCCTTTCTCCGCGCATAGGCGGACTATCTTCTTTGCTCTCCTCGGTGGGTTGCTCTAACGCGGACTCGCCTACTCAGGGCGGTGGGGCGTAGGCACGAGACCTAGAGTGCGTCACCTTCTGCCGCTTCCAGGGCAAGCATCGCCATAGCGACGGATGGGTCAACGACCTTCTCCTGCTTTGGCGCGAGCTTGGAGCGAACAGCATCAATGACAGCCACTTCCTCGGTGGACAGTTCTCGTCCAGCCTTGACTGACTCAAGTGTGGCCATCAACGCCTCAGCCTCTACGCCGATCTTGGGCGCAGTGACCTGGCGGATTGCCGTGAGACCAAGGGTTGCAGGGTAGGCAGGGGTCTGACCACCAGCGGCAAGGATGCTCACCTCGAACAGGTTGGCTTCCTTGATCGTGCGCTGATTGCCATCCCAAGCATCCTGAACCTTCTGGAAGCCGAACGACATACCGGCGGCTGCGCTCTCATGCGTCAGCATCGAGATCACCTTGGCAGCGTCTGGATCGGCTGGATCTAGTTTCGCCTCAACGCGCAGACCAGTCTCGTCCTCGGTCAACTGAAGGCGGCCGCTCGCGGTCGTTGCCAGAGCGCGCGTCTCGTCGTGACCGAAGAGGAAGGAGATGATCTTCTGCCCTGCGGATGCGCGAGCCAGTGAACGCTTGAAGGCGCTCGGCGCAATGCGCTCCTCGAATGGCAGACCAGCGCTCGCGCTGTTCCAGATCGCGGCGTAGCCAGTGAAGGTTCGCTGTCCGTCAGCGTCAGCCTCGGCAAGACGGTACTCGCCGATTGGCAGTGAGCGAACTTCTTTCTCTTTCATATCAATGATCTCCCTATCTTCAGCTGCGATCAAAGCATCTGCCCACGAGAGTACGCGATCAGTTGCGTCGCGGTCAGTTGTTTCCACACCCCAAAGGAAGCCAGCGACAGCGCCTGGTCCAGGGAAGTCCTCGTTGTCCTGATCCTCATTCTGTGGCACGCCTTCCCAGTCGCCGCGATGGCGGCGAATCCATGCGGCCATGCGGATCACCTTGTCGGTGTCTGCTCGTCCGGCTGCAAGTTCGCGTGCCTCGGAGATGGTCTGCGCCTGCAAGCCGTCACCTGCAAGACCGTCCTCCACGAATGACAAGCCACGAGCTGCGGCGTTGCGGATGTAGTCAGGAACCTCGTACACGGCGCGCTCTTCGTCGGCGAGATACTCGTCAGGCGAGTACGCGTCGATCATCAAGCCGCGAGCCATCTCGCGCACGGCTGCGTCATTGTCAATCGCGTACTCCAACTCCTCGCCGTACTGCTCCTTCAGGAGACCGTACTTGTACTCCTTGAACGCCAAGCCGGTGGCGAATGGCGAGCCGTCAAAGTCGTTGAGGTGTACCTCTTCAACGCCTGCCACCTTGTACTCCTGAAGCCATGCGCGCGTCTCTTCTAGGCGCTCAATGCTGCGAGCAGAGACCACGATGAGTTGCTTATCGCCAGTCATGACCTCCTCGTTGAGGAGATCGATCAGCGGCTGATTCGGCTGCTCATTGTCAAGGATGAGCGTGCCGTCTAGGTCGACAATGATGTAGCTCAAGCCTCTGGCTCCTGACCAACTACGCCGATGTTGAGCGCCTTGTAGTGCTCGTCGCCACCTACCACATCCGCGCGATCCTCAAGACGGCGGATCTCGTTGAGCGACAGGATGCCGTTGTTCAGCGCGATGGCGTATGCGTCGTAGCGCTCCTTGGTCGTAGGTCGGAGCAGGCCGTCAAGAGTGAACTTGATGAAGGTCTGATCGGCACCTGGAACGAGACGCTGCAAGCCAGCCTCTAGGCGCGTGACGAGTGGTCCAAGCCCAAGGCGCAGCCACTCAATGCTGACGATCTCAACGCTGTTGTACGAGCTGTTGCCGCCTGGGTACTGGAGCAGGTGGAGCGGCACGCCCATCAGCCTAGCAATGCTTTCCACTCCCCAGTGGAGGGTCTCTACGAGCTGCATGTCGCTGATCTTCATGGACATCTGCTGGAAGTCTGCGCCACCAGTCAGCACCGCAATCTTGTGCATCTTCTCGATGCCCTCGTGCCGGCGGCTGAACGAGTTGCGGAGTGAGTCAGCCTGATCCTGCGTCAACTCGCCAGGGATCTTGATCACGGCAGATGGGGCTGCGCCCTGCTCGTAGAACTTCGCGCTGTACAACTGCGTGGCGCTGGCAAGGCCGAGCGTGGTGCGGTGCTGCTCAACAGGCGACGGTGCGCGGAGCGCCGAGCCTGTGGCGAAGAGTGGGATGTGCAGGATCGCGTCGGCGGTCAACTCTACGCCGACATTGTCATCGCCAGTGACGGTGTAGATCGGTGCGCCGTCAACGCTCTTGATGGTCACCTTCTGTGGATCAAGTACGCGCATCTCAACGATGTCGCCGTTGCGCCCCTTGATGAACAGCACGAACAGATTGCCGTCAATGAGGAGTGACGAGACCATGCGGTGCTTGAGGTCGAAGCCAGTGAAGTTTGGGTTGTTTGGCTGCGGCATGGTCAGCCAAGATGGTGATGGTCGGTATGGGCGGCGTGTGCCGTCAATGCGGATATAGGTATCCCATGGCAGGGAGGCTACGGTGTCGGCGTACAACTTCACCGCTGCGTAGTAGGCACCAATCGAGAGAGCCGTCTGGCTGTTGATTGAGACACCGGCTGAAGAAACCGATGGCTGATTGTCGGTGATCCAAGTGCCACCTACGGCACGCTGCTCACCAAGGATGCGGCGAAGGATGCTCACTTACGGTCTCCTAGCGTATAGCCGATAGCGGCAAGAGCCGCGCCCAATGCGATGAGTCCCAATGGGACAGAGAGTAGCGCGAGACCTGCAATGACAAGTGCGCCACCCACAACTTCGAGAAGGTTGCTAATCATAGGTTGATCCACTCCACTTTCGCTGCTGACTTAGGTTCAATCTGTAGGAACTTTACACCCTGGAACGCGACCACGGCAGAGACAGCCGCGTCAATGCGGTCAGGCGAAGCCTTGTACGCCTTCGTCAGAACCTGGCCATAGCGCGTGAGGCGCGTGTGGACATTGCTGATATGGCGAGCTAGGAGCGGTGAGCCGTCATGGCGCAGCCCCTCGCCAGTCGCTACGGCGGTGAAGAATCGGTCAACGGCTGGACCCATTCGCTCAATCGTGGCGGTGTTGAACACTGCCACGCGCTTGCCGTACCGGCGCGTCCACTCCTCGATCTCTGATGACCAGCCAGGTGGGTCGCAGAAGAGCGTGGCATCGTAGGTCTGCATGATCTGATCTACGAAGGCATCCACCTCGCCGCGCGGCACCGTCCAGTCTGGGTCTCGGTTGGTGTCGGACTTCTCCCACGCCTTGATCAGGAACAGGTGACCGTCCATGGTGCAGGCGGTGAGCACCGATGCGTCGCGCGCATAGGAGCCGTCAAAGCCGATGCTCAGGCGTTCGCCTGGGATCAGCACTCGCTCACGGTCTGCCAGCTTCATCCACGCCTCTGCGCCAATCCAGCGGTCTGGCGGCTGCACAAAGCGGTTGAGATGGTAGCGCTGCCACTCATGCATCGGCACTTCGTTGGCGCGTGCGAGCAGTCGGTCGATGTCTACGAATGCCGGAGCGCTAGGGTTCGCCTGCTCTAGTGCAGCCCTACGGCCAGTGTCGGTCTCTAGGTCATGGCTGTCAGCAGCAGCCCACCACTCCACTAGGAAGGAAGGGTCGCTCACCTCGCCAGACGAGATGCGCTTGGCGTAGGTCAGCATCCTGCCGAGCAGGGTGTTCTCGTCAGAGCCTGCGGTCGAGATGTTCAACTCCAGCGCTTCGGCTCGCTTGGCAAGAGAGTTAGACAGCACGAGATGCACGCGCTCTTTGTTGCCTGTCCACTCGTGCAGCTCGTCCGCGATAAAGCAGGTTGGTCGCCCACCGTCGTTGGTGCCAGCCGCAGCAGCCACGCGGTACATCCGTCCTGGGCGATCCTTGATCAGGATCTCGGTGTCATAGACCTCGAACAGTTTGGCGAGCGGACCTTGCGTGAGCATGATCCGAGCCGTGCCGAATAGCAGGTCAGCCTGCTCGAATGATGCCGCTGCGATAGGGATGTTGGGCGACTTCGGAGCCTTCGGTCCTGCCAGTTCAGCCAAGGCGATAGCCGCGAGCAGCTCGGTCTTGCCGTTGCCTTTCGGCGTACCAAGCAGGGCGCGCTTCACGGTGCGCTTCTGGGTGGCTGCGTCGTACTCGTAGATGCGCCAGATGTAGGCACGCTGCCACGGCTCTAGGCGGAACGGCTCGCCGAACTTGTCGCCTTCACCGTGAACTAGGTTGGTCTCAATCCAACGGCAGACCAGCCCACCCCACGACGGTGGTGGTGGACTACTGATCGGCGACGAGTAGAGCGGCCTCTTCGGCGGAGTCGTTGCCGGCTTCAATGTAGCGTGGGTCTGCTTCGGCTTCGGCTTCCGCGAAGGCTGCGTTTGCGATTCTGGCATTGAGTTCCTCCAGGCTTCTTGCCGCCTCACCATACACGATGCCTAGGGTCAGCCCTGCCTTAGGGTGCAGACCGAACCGATCCTCTAGCTGGCGGATCTCGGCATCCACTGAGGTGCGCTGGCGGTACATGGGGTTGAGGATCTTCTGCCCCTGAGAGCCTGAGATCATCGGCTCCTCGCGTAGGTAGATGTCCATTCGCTCGCGCTCGTCGTACATCGAGAAGAGCCGCTCAAGCGCTGGCATCTGCGCTGGCTGCACAACCTGAGCGAACGGTGAGCGCCAGAAGATCTCCCAAGCCTTGACCCAGCGCTCGGTCAGGTGGCTCGGTGCCGGTGGAATGGCCGCAGGATCAAGAGCGATCTGGGGCAGCACGCCAAGATCTTTGGTCGATCTGTTCTGCCTTTTGTCCGCTGGCTTTTTCGCGCTCATCTAAAAAAACTCCTAACCGTTCGTGGAACCCACACCGTACAGGAGATTGACGAACTCGGCGCTGGGTACGAAGCCGTGCTCAAGATTTAGAATAACGACCGCCCTCCCCTTGACGATCACGCTTAGCCCAGCCCTTGCCCTTGTAGACCACTGCGCTCGGCGTGAGCTGAAGGATCATCCACGGTCCACACTCGCAGCGTGGTACGACTGGCTCATAGCCTGACTGCATCCGCTCCTCGATCTTGCCGCAAGTCGGACACTTGAACTCATAGATCGGCATTGGGTGTCCAGTCCTTGCCAGCCCAGTACGGCTTGCCGTCTCGGCGCTCTGCTGTGCGGCGGCAGTACGAGCACTCGCCACAGGTCGGAGCGTCTGGCACTAGGTCACGCTTGCACAGGTTGCAGTACAGAACGCGAGAGCAGGCTCGGCGCTTGCCAAGCCCACGGATATCGCCAGGCTTGCACAGGTGCTCGATCACTTAGCCTTCCGTCGCTGTGCGCGGTTCAGGGCGACTGGCTGATCAGCCGGTACGCCGAGTTTGATCTCGCCCTTGAAGATCTTCTGGAAGAGCGGCTCCCACTTAGTCATATAGACGAAGTCAGCGTCGTACTCATACATCTTCTTGGCCAGAGCGGCGCGGTCAATCTCGCCAGCCTGTGTGGCGATGTAGTTGAGCGTCAGCCCCTCAAGGATGCTCTCAACGCTTGGGATCTTCCACCATGACTCCTGCATCTCGTCCCAGTCCAACTGACCCTCGGCGATGTAGCCGTGGTCTTTCACCAGCTCAGGCTGCGCTGTCCAGTCGGTCACGATGACTGGCGTGCCGCACGCCTGTGCCTCGATCACAGGGATGCCGAAGCCCTCACCTCGTGAGGCGAGCAGCAGGACATTGGCGGAGCGCATGATGCTGGCGAGCGTCTCGGCTGGGATGCCTGCACGCATCTGGCTGCTGTTTACCCATCGGATGCGATCCTCTGGAGCGCCTACTGCCTTGAGTACAGGGATGAGGTTGATGCCGTCTAGGTGACCCCAGCGGTCGGTGTGCAGGTACAGGTAGGCATCCTTGTGCTGCTGCGCGAAGAGCGCCCATGCCTTCAGCATCTCAGGGAATGACTTGCGCTTCCCCTTGTTCATGGCGGTGATCACGGTCAGGTGTGCGTCCTCCGGCACGCGGAGCACATCGCGGCAGGTCGGCCCCTCGTGCGTCCAGACCTTTGTGTCAATGGCGTGTGGGATGTAG